GAGTGCCGGAAGTGATCTTAAACATTCCGATCTTTTCGTCATCGGTGAGCAGTTCGACAAGCCCGGAACCCTGCGACGGGGAAAGGCCGACTTTCACCGAGGTGTAGTCGCTCCAATCGTCCGCAGTGAACTTGATTCCGAGGAAGTGCCCCTCGCCCCAATCAGTGACGATCTGACCGGAGGAAATATATTTCAACGTGCCGGTGATGTTATTGCCGCTGACGGTCACGCCGCTCTGCATCTGCGCGGCGGTCGTGCCCCAAAAATCAGTCCCGGACGGCGCGGCCTCAAGGCCGGGACTCGTCAAGGGTTTGAGATCTGAATAACGGCGATACCGTTCAGGTACTCCGCGCGGAGGCCGATACCGGAGATCATCACCATTTCGCTCACGGCCTTGTTCGTCACCGCGTCGATGCTCACGCCGATGAGATTGCGTTCGCCGTCCGTGATGAAATTGAAGCCCGCCTTCGCGAAATCGGAGTTTGCCGCGTTGATGTAGTCCAGCACGATGTTCTCTGCCGGGGTCGCGACGATCGTGCCGGTCGGAATCTTGCTCGTCATGAACAGCTTGCTGAAGCCGAGGAAATCCTTGATGTACTCGAATCCAAACTCGCGCTGAACCGTGATTGCAGAAGTGCCGAGCGCGCGGTAAACATCCAGCGTGTTTGCGAAACCGATGATCTCGGAATAGCCCAGGTTCATGTTCTCCCAGGCGTTCGCGACCTGACCGATTGCCTCCGCCGCGGCCATCTGAAAACTCGTAGTTGCATACGTAGAGGTCAGCGTGCCGGTCTGGATGAAGGTCATGAGCGAACCGGCAATCTTGTTCTGCAGCTTATACAGCATATCGTCATCAGCCGCCTGAACAGTTGCCTCGTAGCCCGCTTTATTGATCGCCTCAATCGTGATTCCGACAGCCTGTTTGTCCCACGTAATTTCGCCGACCGGCACATTCGTGAACGTGACGGCATTGTACGGGATTTCCTCGCCCTCGCCGACAGTGGAAGTGTTCAGAGTGACCTCGGCCTTGCGCGAGTAAAGCTGTTCGCCGGGTTTGTGCTCCATGAAGCGGATGTTCGGGAAAATCACCTGGAGCAGGTTGATACCGCGAGTGAAGCGGGACACAAAGTCAACCGCGCGCACTGCGGTCAGGTTCGTTGCCGTCGAAACGACGGTATTCGTTTTCGGTGCCATTTTTATCCTCCTTTGTTAGATGTCCCCGGCAGGATGCGCCGGAAGGCCGAACAGCTCCGGATTTTCGGCGATTGCCCGTTGCCGGTCTGCCGTGTTCCTGATTGCCATGATCTCGTCCTTCGTCGGTTTCCCCGCCCCGTTGTTCGCCGGGGGAGTTGCCGGAGTGTGATGCGTTTCCGTGACTTTCGGCGTGAGCGACGGGCGGTCAGTTGCGATCTCGCCGAGGATTGCGTCGATGTTCGTCGGCTTGCCATCCTTGTCGAACTCAATTCTGCCCGCGTAATCGCGCTTGCTGTCAAGAATCATCGCGATCGCATCATCGGAATACTTTGCCTTCTTTGCCGCCGCAGTGAGTGCCGCCTCCTTTTTTGCCGCCGTTTCTTTTGCGGCGACATCGGATTCCAGCTTTTCACGTGCCGCCTTTTCAGCCTCATACTTTCCCTTGTAATCGGCCTTGTCAGCGTCAGCGAGTTTCTGCTCGGCCTCTGCCAGCGACTTTTTCGCGGCCTCCAGTTCTGCGGTCACCGCCGCAAGCTGTTCAGCCGCGCCCTTGCTTTCCTCGATTTTGGCCTTGAGGCCTTCGATCGTTTCGGCGTGAGCCGTCATGATCTCGTCGGCCTTGTCCGGTTCAATACCGAGTGCCACAAGAAATTTCTTTGTAACTGCCATTTCGTTTTTCCTCCTGTTTCACGGTCGCATTTTCTCGCGATTCGGAAATTTTACGCGGCAAATCCGGCGCGCTCGCCTTTTTCTCGGTCGCAGTTTCTCGCGATTTGAGCGCGATCTGAAAAGCCGCGTGAATAGGCCGACCCGGATTTGAACCGGGATAAACGGTTTATGAGACCGCTGTTCTGCCATTGAACTATCCGCCCGCAAGAAGGCCGGGAGTGGTACGCTGTACGTTTCCGCATTAAGCGTTCCCGGCTCTGTCATTTTTTGATGCGCACGTAAGCCCCCAACAGTGCGCGCCGCCGATTTTATCCGGAATTATCTCGGCGTTTTGGACTGGTCGCGTATCCTGTCCCCGGAACTGGAGCGAAATATCCCTTTGTCACGCGCTGTCAGCCCCGTGCGCGCGTTTTGAGCGTTTTGCTGTATGCAATAGCCATAAAACGCGAAAGGCGCTGTATCAGCCGCTATGCGCAAATTAGCGCTATCCGTTCAACTGCCTGAAAACCTTTGCAATCACATCCCGGTATTCGTCCATATGGGATTCGATTGCATTCCGCAGGAAGTGCGTCGGATAAAGGCCGCGCGTCATATGCCCGACGCCTTTCCGGTCGACATAGACCCAGGGCGACTGTCGCCCGCCCGGACGCGATGCATAAATGCCGGTTCCGAACTCGTGATAAGGCGCATACTCAACATTCGTTCCAACGTAGACAACCGGGTTATTCGGTTCGTCTATGTATGTATGCGAAATGCTGTTCCGCAGTCTGCCCGTATCAACGCGGCTATTATTCTGTTCGCCGTATTGCGTCAGGTCAAGCCCCATGCGCGCCGCGTCTGTGATGTTTAGCTTTGCATTTGCCTCGGCCTGAACGCCGACCGCCTCCAGCGCGACACGCGCTTTGTCACCGAGTTGCCGGAGCAGTTCCGCGCTATGATCGTCAAACCGGATTGTCACGCCGTCATTCATTTGATCGCCTCCCGCGCGCCGGGTTCACTGTTTCAGTTCGACGCAGAAAATCATGTCGAAATTATAAATGCCGACCCATGCGCCTTTCTTCTTTACAATCACGGCCTTTCCGTCATAAGCGTAATCATCCCAGTCGCTTTTTTCATAGATGATCGTTTCGCCGGATTTGAAAGTGATCTCAATCTTGTTTGCAAACTCCATTTTGCCCTCCTATTGCCCGTTATTTCTTCCCCTTTTTTCGTTTCGTGCGCTTTTCCCATTTCGCTCGCGCCGGGTTGACCTCACCGTTCGGGAGGTATGCGTGCGGACCGTCTTTTCCGGGTTCCCATTTGCGTCCGATCGCGGGGGCGGCAAAACCGCTCCGCGGGGATTTGCTCTTTGTTTTCTTTTCTGCCATTGCCCTTTCTCCTTCCTGCCGTGATTCAGCGCCCATAGTCGTGCGGGTCGCGACCGGTGTATGTCAATTCGACAACATACACGCCGCGCGCCCTGTCGAGCTTGACACCGTCCACGCGATACCAAGCGTCGCGATTCATCAAAAATTCACGCTGACCGGCGCCCCAGTTTGAATTCGTGCGGGGGTCGCCAATCCACATCCCCGCGCCGGTCGTTCCGCCCGGAATCCGGATTGCGTATTCGATGGACTTGGTTCCGTCTTCGTCATAAATCACAAGCCCGGTTCCGGCGGCCGAACAGCTCAGATTCCCCTTGCAGAGATACTCTGCGCCGATCCGCTCTTGCAACTGCGCGAGCGTCGGCCTTTCTGTCCCCAAACCGAGGAGTTCCGGTGTAGACATTCTCCGAACCACGATGCCGGTGTCGAGGGTCGCCTGATCCAGAAATTTGTCATATGTTCGCGTTCGATTTTGGTCTGCCGGGTGCATGTTTTCGAAGCCTCCGTATTGCTGACCGTCCATAAACTGCCCGTTGACCCATTCCTCAAAATGCATACGCTCCGCGGATGTCATGCGGTCGATCAATTCGGAAAAATTGCTGTGCTCCCGGAAAAAGTCCGCGGTCGCCTCCCCGTCTCCGCGGAACTCCATTTCTCCGTCTATGCCCTCTTTCGGCCTATCCGTGAAGTCATGGTAGTTCCCTGTCGCGGCACTGGCCGGATTGACCGCATCCGCTCCGGCGACAGGCATTGTAAACTCGTATTCCGGCACGCGCCGTTCCTCGCGTACCTCCTGAACAGCCGCCGCGCGCTCTGCTTGTTCGCGTTTGCCCTGTTTCCACTCCTCATAGGTCTTGCCGTCGATCGTGCCGTCTGCCCGCGTTCCTTTCATGATGTCAATCTTGACAACCTGCGAAATCAGCGTGCATCTGCAATTATAAACCTCTGCCGGGTCGCCGAGCGGGTCGCCCGGATAGCGGCATCCGTTGCTGAATTTCTTATCCGTGTCCACCGTTTCCCCGTCCAGATCTCTGTGAGTGTCACGTGTACGGCTGTCCAGCGTTGCAATCCACGTTTTCGACATCTTTATACCGGCAGATTCTAAATCGCGATAGCTTTGCAAGCGCCCGCCATTTTCCGCAGACGTAACGGCTGTCCGCGCCGCCCGTACTGCCGAAGTCCGGTTTGCAATCGCCACGCGGTCGGAGAGCCGGTCGGCAATCTGGTCGATTGTCTCGCCCTGCAGGATGCCCTGCGCCATCTGCGAAGAAAGCAACTGCATATTCCACCGCTTGTCCTTCGGTATGTCAACATCCGGCTTTGGCGCTGGAACCAATTGCGGATTATCCCGGAGCAGGATTTCCACCGTGCGCCGGTCATAAAGCGTGAAGGGCGTAACGCGCAAGGCCTGTCGCTCGCCGTTGAACAGCCCGTAATTATATCCGCAA